CGCCAGCATTTACCGTTCGGATTGATAAATATCGGCCGTCGTAAGGGCGACGATGACAAGATAGTGGAGGTTTGGATTTGACCCCCGCTGAGAAAAAGATGCGCAACGCGCTCGTGGTTTTGACTGAAGCCGTCAAAAAGCACATCGCTGCGCTCGATGCCGAGATGAAACAACCGCCAGATGGCGAACGCGGCAAGCGCATCGCCCGGCTATGCAACACGCTCGAAATGGCCAACGACGCGGCGCGATATCTCACGCTCAACGTCGACTACCGAACGGACAAGAAGAGGCAGACGCCATGAAATTTGGAATCATTGATCCGCGTAGCGCGCGCGCTGAAATCATCGATGCGCCGGATGTGTGGGCCGCTGGCAAGGAAGTCGGACTCGAACTTGGCAAGACCGATAACGGCTTGTTGGCCCGCGCCGACCGCAGCGGTGGCATTGCCTACTTTTGTTACGAATACGCGTTTTTCGTGCCGTCCGACCGACAGCGCTATTTCATCATCGGCCGCAGGCTCTTCGCAGGCGGCGTCGTGCTGTACGCGTTTGATGGCGAAGGCGCAACCATGGACTTGGAAGAAATGCCGCCGATCATCTTTTACGGCAACACCGAGCAAGTTCAAAAGGCCATCGCGGATGACCTGATCGAGCGGCCAGTGATGAAAATCAACAACGTGCAGTTTTGGCAATGGCCGGACCCACCGCCCGACGCGGATATCGCCGCCCGCATGCGTGAGCACGGGACGCTGTGAGGGGAGCACAGCATGTTTGATCTCAAGCGACCATGCGTCGATTGCCCGTTTCGCAAAGGCAAAGGCGAGCATTTCCGGCTTGCCCCGGAGCGATTGGAAGAGATCAAGCGGGGCGAAGCATTCCAATGTCACCGAACCATCGACTACACGCATTGGCGCAATCGAAAAAAGCGCCAGGGCGATCACCCGCAGCAATGCGCTGGTCTTATGGCCGTGCTGATGCGCGATGGCGCAACGAATACGATCATGCAGCTTGCCGAACGATTGGCGGGCGTCGATTTCTCCGGGCTCGATCCGAAGAAAGAAGCTTATGAGAGTTGGGCCGCAGTGCTTGCGGCGCATTCGAGGCGAAGGGGTGGAGACGACAATGAGCAAACAAAGCAAAGAAAGGAAACGTTATGTTAAAGCATCTACTTCTCGCGACCGCCCTGGTCGCACCCGCAACCGCGCACGCGAGCCAAATAACGGTCACCGATACTAGTACCATTTTTGGCAGCGAAATCATCGCACAGAACGAATTCATCGGATATGGCCCGATCTTCTTTGTGGGCGGGCAATCCGGTGGTGTGGTGAGTGCCTTTCACAACGGCAATACCTACGAGCTTGCCGCTAACAACGTCTCCAATGTCAATGTTGATACGTTGAACATTTATGCGCTGTGGCAAGGGGTGACGAGTCCGACCGGATTGCTCAAGATAGATACCATGATGGCAGTCGATGAGTATGGTGGCTCTGGCTGGACGCTTAGCGAGAGCGTCTACATCAACGGCAAGCCAATCGCCATCAACACACAATTCAGTTTCACTAGTGCTCCAAATCAAAGCTTCACTTTCGATGTAGGCAACGGACCATTCGATCTGCAACTTGCATTGCAATACGTCTCAAGCCCGTTCAACGGTGATTTTGGTTCATATGTCATCGCTACACTCTCATCGCCTCAACCAGTACCGGGACCTATCGTCGGTGCGGGCTTGCCGGGACTGATCGCCGGATTGCTCGGCTTGGCGTATGCTCGCCGCAGGCGGCGGCAGCAACGCGCGGCGTAAAGGCAAAGAAAAAGGGGCGCGACCCGCAAAGGCCGCGCCCCATCACTTCACGTCAGCTAACGAATTGTTTCAGAGATGAACGGCGTACGATTCAACCACCCGAACTATATCATTGAATACTATACGGAAAATGGGAACCTATGGATATTCTATCTAGGTTCGAAGGCGACCGCGAGCTTTTGGCACGTTCCGAATAGACCATGATGCTTTTCGCGCTTCGCTCTTCAATGCCGCATTGATGACCTGACGAGCGCGAGCACGCAAGATTCCGCAGAACCGACAAGGGCGCTGTGACCGAAACAATCCGCCTAATCTTCGGTGCTGTCGCATGTGTTATTTGTGCGATCCTTTGACATGCGCGCGGCGGACATGGCGGCGTCTCGGCTGATCAACTTCCAAGCCCGAGCGATGCACGACATGGCGTATGTGATGCGACATTGAATGCCAAAGCTTTTTGTTGTCGCGGTCGCGGCGCAACTGCCGAAAATCTTCGTAAGCGTGGCAAGCGTGACGATGAATGGCGTCGTGATTATTCCAGCCCATCAGGCCACCGCCTCGCTCTCATCCATGTAGTCTTGGACCGCCTTGAACATCTCATCGGCTTCGCGCTTCACTTCAGCGGCCTTGTTATTGATAGGCCCGTAATGCTTGCGCAGATTGCGCAGTGTGAGCGCGTGGGTTTCGACGGCGAAGGCGGGCTCGTTCTTGCATAGCTCTTGGAATTGCTCGCCGCGTCCCGAGCCGTAGTTTTCCCAATCCTTCGACGAACAGGTCACGCCTTCCGAGAATGCTTGGACAAAGCCGGGCGACAAGCCCTTGGCATATTCGTTTTGCAGATTGTCGAATTCGGGATCGCTGGCACCATGCGCATTATATGAGGTTTGGAAGAGTCCCGCCTCGCAAGTATCCGACGAAGTGTTCTCCGCGCTCTGATCCCTCCCGCAACAATACATGCCGCTCGACTCGCGCATTCCGCTACCGAGCATCAGACAATAAAGATGCCGAAGGGTATCGATGCCCGCTTTCTCGTTGTTCATGCCGAGTTGGCGGAATTCGTTGGCATACCAAGCAAGCGCGTCGTAGTCGTCGTCGTGCGTGTTGGCCTTCGCCATTTCGACCGCAGCCGGGTGATCGGCTTTGAGCTTCTTGTATGTTTGTGCGAACGCCAGCGCCATGCCTTGGGTGTAGCCCTTGGGTGCGCTGCCGCGATCATTCCAATCGTAATCGACAATCCAACTGCTATTCGCAATGTTCATGATGTCGGCTACCTGCTTCGCCGTAAGCGCACCCGGTGGCGGTGCAGGCGGCGGCAATGGCGGCTTGTTGTCGTAAAGCGCCTGCCATGTTTCATCGCCGACGATGCCATCAACTTCCAGCCCGCGCGTCGTCTGATAGCGCCTCACCGCCTCTTCGGTAATGTTGCCGAAATCACCGTCGATATCCCCGGTGAAGCGCGGCAGCATGCGCTGCAAATCGACGACATCCGGACCCTCATCGCCGTTCTCAAGCATCGGCCGATCCTCGACCGGAATTTCCGGCGGCACGCCAGCAGCGGTCGGCCACACATAGGCGATGACGGTGTCAGGATCGTAGCTCGACAAGCAAACGCAGTCGCTTTGGTTCCCGCCGCGACAATTGATGTAATCGCCGTCCCATCCTTCGAACAGCGTGATGTGACCACCGCCGCTTCGTGTCATCACCACAAAGCAACCGAGCACCGGACGACCGATGATTTGCGATCCGCCAACCATCCACGGCTTGAACGACTGCGCCCACAAGAACCGATCAGTATCGGTCGGACCAAACGGCGGACGGATGCCACAAACCGCACAGCAGAACGCCGCAGTGAGCCCACACCAAGCAGTTTCATCGTGCTGATATTGAGCGCAGTAGTCCGCCATGTCCGGAAACTTGCGGGCGATATAATCGGCCATCGCGAGAATTTTCGGATTGTCCGGGTCGCCGGGCTCTTCGGTCAATCCGGTGATTGCGCGCATCACAACCAGCCATTTCGGGGCGTCTGTCATCGTTTTTCCTCATCGTGCCTGCGCTGAAGTTCGGCATGCAACAGCAACTCAATGGCATCGATCATCCAGCGTTGCCGTTTTACAAAGCTGCCTTCTCCCTCTTGCAAGGAATCGATCTCGCGCTTGCGCGCGATCATTGCTTCAATTTCTGGCTTGGTCATGGAGGGCACAACGGCGGCGACCATTCCAGTGCCGCCTTGCGTGCATGGTCAAACGCTCGCGCAGCGTTGTGCAAACCAACCGAAGCCCGACCCGGTTGCCCGCGTTCGTCGCGAAGCCATACCGACATTAGACTTTTCACTTGATCCTTGAACGACTCATCGAGTCCGGCCAACAAGATGTCGCGAGCGCGTTCGCGGGTGATCTCATCAATGCAAAAGCCCGGCTGCGTCTGGCCGGGCGGACTTGGTAGTGGTTCTGCGTTAGCGTCGTCCCAGCGTCCGGTCAAATAGCCGAACGCCGCCAGCAACAACAAGATCACAATGACGATGATGGCTGTCACGATGACGCGCTGGCCGATGCTCATATCTTGAAGGTCGCGCATTTTATTGCTTGCTCTCCTTCAATTTTTGCTCTCGTTCCTCAATGCGGTCCCGCGATATCGAATAACCCTTGCGCGCATTTCGCGCGCCATTGCCAGCACGGCTCGGGGCTTCGGGATCATTCGGGTCTTTCATCCACACGCCAAACACTAATCCGATGTGATCCTTGTATGCCTTGTCGAGCGCTTCGCGGTCGAGCGCGAGAAGGTGGGTCTCATCCTTGTCTATCGGGGCTTGTTCGATAGAAGACTTGCGCTGACTCTGTGCAGCAAATGACAGTGCAAATCCTCCCAACAAATAGGTGATCAACGCGCTGCCGATGAGAGCGACCGCGAGTAGCCACACCACATTGCGGTCGGATTTCGCCATGCTTATCCGCGATGCTCAACATGCGGTGCATCTTCCGCCTCGCCGACCGGCGTGATGGTGCCAGCCACAGCCTCGCCCGCGACGACTTCGACATCCATCGTCGTGATGAGTTCACGCACTCCATCACCGAGATCGGCGTCGGCGGTCGCGGTGATTTGCACCTGCCCGAGCTTGCCGCCCGCGCGCACGAGCGCCATCGTGCTGTCAGACGTATCGACGATCACGGTGACGATGGTGCTGTCAGAGCTTGCCCATTCTACCGCGCCGTCAACCTCGGCGGGATTACCGCTCGCATCGACATAGGCGACTTGAACGTGAACTTGCTTATCAGCAGGAAGCGTATAGGACATATCATTTCCTCTTGCGGTTACAGTGAAAGCGCCGAAGCGCAACGTGACGAAGCATCCGGCCTTGGTAGGTTCGGTGAGAATTTCCAGCGTGCCGCCAAGCTTGAAAGCGACGGTCGTCATTTGTCTGCGCTCAATGCGGTGGGACGTTACAAGCTTTGAAAGCAGTGTCGATCAGCCGCTCAAAGCGGTTGCCGCTTTCGTAAGTTGTCCACGCCGACAAGCCCATGAACAAGACATTAAAGATCACAATCGCCAGCACGGCGGGAGTGCTCTTGAGCGCTTCGATTGCCGATTGCGCAGTCTTTCCGGCTTGCTCGGCGGGGCCGCCGGAAGTCATGGATACAATCCCTCGACCATGAACACGGCAAGATCAGAAACGCCGCCAACTGTCCAACCGGCTTTATCTTTGTCTGTCGCTATTTTCGATTTGTCGAGAATGGCGGCATAGTCGCCATAGCGCCAACGCGAAGACCAATCTATCTCCTGCCCTTTTGTTTGCAGCCACGCCGATGCGGTAGAAGGCGGCGGACCGGCGATGTAGCCACACACGATGAGTCCGTTGGGAGCTTCGATGCCCTGCGGCAATGGATCAGAGGTTCGTGCGTAAGCGATGCCGTGGTCATTGTTCGTAACGTCAACCACGATATTTGTGCTCTGGCCGCCGAACGTCAGCGGAAAAAGTTGTGAGGCAACGAACGGTTTCGTCGTCGCCGGGCCGATGTAGAGACTTGAGAAAGCGCACGCCGCTGCAATGGTGACGCGGGTTTGCAAGCCCGGTCCGTATCCCGCCATAAGCATCTGCGACGGGCCGATTTGGGTCGCGAATGTATAAAGAGCCCAACCGCTAGACCAGCCAGTCATTTGGCTGATGCCGCTCGGATTGACGCGGGCGACGGGCCACCAACCATGCGGCAGGGGCAACGGCTCGATGACCGGCAGCACACCGAAGGGATACGCATCGTATTCCGACCAGTAGGTCCACGGGTCTTTCGGCGAGATATCCCGATGCGCGCGAAAGTCCATGCATTCGGAGAAAGTGTGCGCGTGCTCCGGATGTGTCACGCTATCGACGGTCTCAAGCAGACACAGCAAAACCGCCGGGCTTTGTGCGCGTTGCATTGATTTGGCACGCGCTTCGGCATTGAATTGGTCTTCGGTGAAATAGGAATCTTCCGGATATGTGGGGTTTTGCCACTTATCCATCAGCGCAGCGAGCGCATCAGGATCGAGCGCGTCATGCTGCCCGCTGTGCACGATCATCGCTGGCTTTGCGAGATCGGGCGAGCCGATGAAATAGTGATTGACGTTCATTTGGTGAGTACCACCGGAGGATTAACCACCTTCCAGCGCTGGCGTTGCTCCGGGCCGCTCGGCTGCGATGCAAAATAGGTGTCCATTTCATCTTGCGTATGCATGCAAGGCTGCGGATCGGTCGAACCTTGATTCCACGTCTTGCCGCAGATGTTGCACATCACGCCAGTGATGACTTGGCCCGTAACCGGATCAGGCACCGGCTGCTCATTAGGCGGATAAATCAGGCTCATTGCTCACGCTCCGTTTTAGTGGGCGATGAAAGCACCGCTCGGCGTCGACGTATTGAATGGAGGCGACCAACTCGTCGCCATGCCAGCGCCGGTCGCGTCGATGAAAGCCCCTTGCGCGGCCAGCACGTCCCACGTTGAATTGCCGGTATAGGTACTGTTGTTGATCCACACCGTCGCGTTGCCATAAGAATATAGCCCATAAGTCGCGTGATTATTGACCAGCGCGTTTTGCATCAGGACGGTTGCGCATCCGGCGACGATGATCCCGGCATAATTGACCTGCAATTGCGTGCCGGGATTGCAGGCGATCAATCCGCCCTGCAAACATTGAACCGCAGCATTGCCATTGGGCGGACCGTGACCGGCAACATAGAGCTTTCCGAACCATTGCCAGCCGCCGAGATTTTGCAAGCCGCAAACGCTGTTGCTGACAAGATTCGTATAAGCAACGTTCGAATATGCGATAAAGCCACCGCCATTGTTGAAGATGCCGCAGCTTCCGCAATACGAAACCGTAACTGATAGGCTCGAAGAGCATCGCACGAAGGCAGAATCAATGAAAATGCCATTTGCCCCGAAGCCCCAAATCGCGACTCCATCCAGCCAGCAATCGGCGAGAGCATAGACGCCGTTGCCTTGATTGAATGGCGGCGTGGCGGCAGCAACCGTCTGACTCCCGGTGACCAAGAGATAGCGCAAAGTAATGCCGTGCTGGAAGATCAAGAAACCGTTGATGCCTCCGGTAAACGAAAGCTCGGTCGCGTACACGCTGCGCAGATAGATGATGTGATTGTTGCCATCCGATGCTTGGTGGTAGCCGCCAATCGAAAAATTGTTTGGCTGCGGTGAGCCTCCCAGCAACGCGCCGCCCTGAATTGCAACGCGGTTCATGTTGGGATGATTAACTTCCACCGTCGTGGAATAGGTCCACTTCCCGACCGCGCACATGAATGTCACGTAGCCGGTGCTCGTGATGATGTATTGCCCGAGCCAATGCATTGCCGCATTGAGATCGGTGAAATCCGCATTCACGCCGTGCACAGTTTTTACAATCGGGCTCGTGATGTACTTCTGCGCAAACAGCGCCATCAACGCTTGCCATAGCTGCGTGAGATCGCCATGCGTCGGCACAATGCCCGCGCGCTGAATGACTTCGATGATCTCGATCTGAGATTCATCGAAAGCAGGCGCGGGAGGGATCGAGCCCTCTGCGCCGGTCACCGGATTGGCATTCACGAAGCGCGAATAGTTGCGCGTGCCCGGCGGCATCACGATAGGAACGGGCGGCGTACCATAGGGCGGTGAATAATCCATCGTCGTCCTCTTCTATTTGCGGCGTTGGCGCGCAGCGGACACAGTCAGCGACGGTGTTGGTAGATCGAGCGAGCTAATCGAGAATTCGCTTGCCGCAATTCCCGGTGGAGGGCCGGGAAAAACCGGCGGCGTGTAGATCGGCAGTGACGGCGGAACCAATGGCGGCAGCACAATTGTGAATGGCCGATCTGGCCACGCGTCCTCATATCGACTCGATGGAAAGGTCGGCCATCCTTGACCATCGATAGGTTTGGGCGGCTGCAAATCGCTCACGGCAGCACCGGAGGCGTATAAGCTGGGGGCGTATAGATCGGATCGGGCGTCGTGTAGGGCATCGGCGGCGCTGTCCCTTCATAAGCTTCGTGCGTGCCCGCGTAGGGATCGCCGTACGGCTGCACGCCGGAATAATCGAACAGCACAACGGTGTGCGCAGGTGCCCAACGGCGAATGACGCATTCGAGGTCTTCGGCGTGCGCGATCCGCAACATCGGATCGATGCCAGCCTGTCCTTTGCTGGCACGGAACCAAGTCAAACGCACGCGCCCGACCCGTACCGTCCATGCAAAGCGGATTGTCGGTGGGCCGATCTGCGCCTGCCATAAGCCAAGCGTGCCATCAGCATTCAGCGTGCGGGTATCGCCGCAGCGATCTAGGCCGCACATGAACGGGCGATATTCGCGGATGCTGATCGTGTATCCAAGTTGCGCCGCGACACTGATGAAAAACTCTCGACTCTGCGCGCCGAGAATCGTCATCCGCTGTACAAGATGCGTTTGTCGCTCGCCGATAGACCATTGGTGCGGATACCAGCATGGATCGGGCAGGCCCCATGCGCGCTCCCACGAGTCCAGCATCTCGACGGTCTGACGCGGATCGCTTTCGCGCTCTAAGAGATCGGCGGCGCGCCCATCGACCCATCCCATGACGCCCGCGAGCCCGCGCACCACCATTTGCAGCACGCTATCGGGCCAGCGTGGCCAGGCGATGCCTTGCGGCAATAGCGCCGAGAGCGCCCACCAATACTCATCTTGCCCGCGCCGGATGTGGCGATCATGCGGCGGCGGCGCACCCGGCGTCAGATTTGGCGATGGCAATTGCGTCGGCGCTTGCGGTGGCGACGGCACGACCGGACTAAATGGCGTAACGCTCGGGCTGGTCATGGCACCGGATAGCTGATCGTGCCTAACACCGCGAGAGCGCCATTGTGCGGCATCGGATGATCATCCATGTCGAGATCAAAATCTTGCGTGACGCGATTGATTGCTTCTGCGACCCACGCCGCCATGATTGTGGTACCGGGCAAAAGCTGCCCGTTGATCGTGTGCGCGCACATCGCCCGCTCGGTCAGCATCGCCGCCACGGATTGCGCGACTTGCGCACGCAAGTTCATCGAATCGTTGGCGAGCGTAAGATGAAAATCGATGGGCTCGGGAACCGGCGAGGTCACATAGAAATCGCGCACCGCAACCGGCCGCTTTTGATCCAAATAGCCGTAGACCACGTTGATGTCGTCCATAGTCGGGAAGCCGCCGGTATCGGCGCGCAGCGCGTCGACCATGAAGCGCACGGTGACCGTTCCCATGCCAAGCTCGCGCGCGGCGACCCAGCAGCGCGTTACGGATGGAATCGACATCGCCCATTGCCAATAATCATCAGCGTCGCCGCCCATTGGTGGCTGGCGAATCCGGGCAAGTACGCGGGCGCGAAGTTGTTCATCGGTTTCGGTTTCCAAGCCGCCGCGCAAATCGATGACGACAACGTCGCCAGCAACGCCGAACTGCGACGTGGTCGGCGCGAGCAATGTGCCCGCCAACTGGTTGCCGCTCGAGCCGGGATTGAGCGCCTTGACCGCGACTTCGGCGGGTTGAAAAGGCAAATCCGGCAAGGTCAGGAATTCCAGGGTTTCGTAAGTGTCGCCGCTCGGTGCGGTCAGGCCAAAACCTTCGGGAATGAGCACACCCGGCGTTCCGGAAAATCCCACCGTGCCGCTCGCTGGTATCGGCGATTTGCGCCCGAGACTCCCGTCTGCATTTACAAGCCAGATCGTCC